GGGGGGGGGGGGTCGTGGAGCGTGCCCAGCCGCCCGCGAACCGACAAGCATCCCATTGAGATGAAAACGCTATTTGAGATGGAAGTCGCATGACCCGCAGCGCGCAACAGATCAGGATTAGCGAGGCGATGAAGCTGCACTGGAAAGGCCGCCGCCAGTCCAAGTACGGAGCCGTCCCCACGGTCGTCGATGGCGTCAGGTTCGATTCCAAGCGCGAGGCCGCCAGGTATGGCGAACTGCTGCTGCTCCAACGTGGCGGCAAGATCGCGGACCTCAAGTTGCAGCCCCGCTTCGTCCTGGCTGACCCGGTGAAGTTCAGCGACGAAACCCGCACCAAGCCCGCGCTTCGCTATGTCGGGGACTTCTCCTACCTCGAAGGCAACCGCCTCGTGGTCGAGGACGTGAAGTCGCCCAGCACGGCCAAGACGGCGGCGTTCCGCATTAAGCGGCACCTCGTGATGAGCATCTTCGACATCGACGTGAGGGTAATCCGATGACCGCCAAGATTGCCACCAAGCGCAAGCCGAAGCAGACCGTGAAGCAGCGCCTTGAGTTGGCCCAGAAGGCCACAAACAGGGCATGGGGCGAGGGCTACCTCGCGGGGCGTGCAGCTAAGTCCGTCGCGCCCAACACCTTCGTAGAGGCGCTGGCGAGGGAGCCCGAGGCTGAGATACGCCCGAGTTGGCTGGCGCGGATGTGGAAGAAGGTGAGGGGATGAGTTCCTACGTCACGCTATCTAGCGCCCGTGCGAGCCGTGACGCGGGCGGCGTGCGATCTATCGTTGAATCGCGCGGGTTATTCACAGCCTATAGCGCGTTTTCGTTCGCGTTCTGTGCTAGGATAATCGCCGGATTTGAAGCCTTCCTAGGCGGGCTTTCGGCGGTCTATCTTCCCCCTCGCCGGATGGCTGAAGCGGTAACGCCCAGCGCCTGCCTAGTCCAGGTTTTGAACATCCGGCACCTTATGCCGAGTTCGCGTCTTCAAAAGCGCGCGCTCGGAATGACTGACTAGGAGATCACCAGATGGCGCGCATCCGCACCATAAAGCCAGAATTTGTCGAATCGGAGAGTGTCGGCAAGCTGTCTCGTGAGGGGCGGTTGCTGTTCGTCCTTCTCTGGACCTTTGTCGATGATGAGGGGAGGGCTCGCGCATCCTCGCGACTCCTCGCGAGCCGTCTTTACCCATACGACGACGACGCCCCCAAGTTGATAGGCTTCTGGCTGGAGGAGTTGGACCTGAGCGGGCATATCCGCTTGTACGATGTCGATGGCGATTCTTACCTAGACATCCCCAAGTGGTTGAAACACCAGAAGATTGACCATCCGAGCAAGTCGCGCCTGCCTGCTTTCTCGGATGACCTCGCGAAACCTCGCGAGAGTGTCGCTCCTCATACCTTGGACCTAGTACCTAGTACCTTGGACCTAGGAAAGAAAGACAACAGCACTCCGCGCAAGCCGCGGAGCGCCGACACCCGCGGTTCAAGACTGCCGGATGATTGGAAGCCTAGCGAAGAAGATCAATCCTTTGCGACTGACCTTGGCGTCGATGCGCAGCAGACCGCGGACGAGTTCCGGGACTACTGGACGGCATTGCCGGGCTCGAAAGGCCGCAAGCTCGATTGGTCGAAGACGTGGCGCAACCGATGCCGGGAGCTTGCGAAGAAGCCCCGCGGCACCGCGGCGCGCGAAACCTACGAGGAGAAACGCCAGCGCGAGAATCTCGCCGTGATCGAGGGGTACCAGCCATGACCGTCACTGAGCTTTTGAAGGCGATCCAGGCGGCGTACCCCGGCGCGTCCGCCGCGGCGCTTGGTGCCTATGTCGCGGTTTTCCATGCCCGTCTCAAGCGTCACGAAGGCCCGGCGCTCGCCGCGGCGTCGTCATCAATCTTTGCCAGCTTCAAGGCGACGACGCGCCAGCCGTTTCCCATCCCTGTCGATTTTGAGAAGGAACTGCCGGCGACATCGCTAAAACTGCCGAGCGATTCCCCGCGGCTGGACTTCCGCGCCCGCGGCGACCGGGCAAGACAGTTGATGGCGAATTGGCGCATGGAGCAGGGGGCGCGCGCCGCGGCGGGCAATCGGGAGATACTGCGAGCCCTAGAGCGTATGGTCGAGCCCATCGCCAATACCGCAGCATGGGCGCAGAGCCCCAAGCCGGTCCTACTAACCCGCGCACAGGTCCGCGAAGTCCAGCACCGCGCGATAAGCCAAGAGCGCGTCAGGCAGCACGGCAAGCTTCCGCGGGACGGCGCGACATGGTGGGCTCAAATCTCTGCCATTGCCGGCGAATGGGGCATCGCCACGACCCACGAGGAATGGGCGGCCAAGACCGATCGCGCAGCCATCACCACAACCCAGGCAGCAGAATGACCGACCCCGGAATGATCGAGCAACGCATGTCCGATAGTCTGATCGAGCGGATGGCGAGGGCGATCTGCCGGTCAATTGACGGCGACGAATCGGATTGGCTGGCCTTCACGTCCGCAGCGCATGACGCGCTAGTCGCCATACAAGATCCGTCGCTGGCCGTCGCCGTCGCGGGATTTGAGACGATGCAAGCCCTCCACCTTGAATGTGAAGGCCGGGACGCCTCGCGCGTCTGGTGGGCCATGATCGACGCCGCCCTGAAGGAGAAGCCATGAGCCTCGATTTTTCAAAGGCTCGGATTGCCATTGTGGGCGACGTCCCTCCCAAGGCAGGCCGAAGCATGAGCAGGAAGTCCCGAAAGAAGGCTCGGCAGGAACGCGAATTGAACACGCTCCTGTACCGCGAATCGCCCAAGGCCAGACCGGACGCACCGCCAGCCTGCGAGGGCGTCGGCCCCGATCTGGACTGCAAGCGGCTGTATTGCCCGAAGGCTCGCGGCAGGCTCTCATATTGCCCGTGGAGGGAAACGCCATGAAGAAAGTGCGCCCGAAATGCAAGCGGATCAGCGGCGGTGTTTCTGTCCGGTTCAAGCGGTTTTTGTCTTTGTGCGATGAGGACCGAGAGCCAATCGGATGGTTTATTTTGTCCGTGGCGAAGTCCGCCGTCATTCGAGAAGGCAAAAAGCAAAGCCCGATATTGGGATGCGTCGGCATGATTCGGTGCATTGAAAAGGGTCTTGCAGAAGTCGTTTTCTGGGACGACGGAACCGCGTCGGCGCGCGTCATTCCAGGTACGCAAGTGCAAATGCTCCAATGAACGCCGCGCTAAACCCCACCACAAGGCAGGCAGCAGAATGAACGGGCGGTCATGGACAAGCGACGACACCGCCACCCTTGAACGCATGAAGGGCAGGCCAGATGCCGAGATAGCCAAGGCCACCGGCTGCACGCTGCGCCAGGTGCAGGACCACCGCCGCACGCTGGGCCTAAAGGCGTTCACGCTGCGCCAAAGATGGACACGCCGCGACTGGCTCCTCCACGACGCCGCAGGGCTTGACTTCCGCGCGTAAAGTTCTGCTCGTGAATTGCCGAAGCTCACAACAGAGAGCAACGGCATGGGCCAAGGCCCGACATCAATCGAAACGATCAGTGTCGATAAGCTAATTCCATACGCCCGCAACTCGCGGACGCACAGCGACGCCCAAGTGGCGCAAATCGCCGCCAGCATCCGGGCATTTGGATTCACAAACCCGGTTCTGATCGACGCAGACGACGGCATCATCGCAGGCCATGGCCGAGTCCTCGCCGCCCGCAAGCTCAAGCGCGCCGACGTGCCCTGCCTTCGCTTGGATTACCTCACCGAGGCCCAGAAGCGCGCATATGTGATCGCTGACAACAAGCTGGCCCTGAACGCCGGCTGGGACGCTCAGATGCTCTCAGCCGAACTGCTTGAACTGAAGGGCCTGGACTTCGACCTGGACCTGACCGGCTTCTCCTCTGAGGAAGTCGGCGCCCTGCTGGCAAAAGCGGCCACACAGGGCCTCACCGATCCCGACGCGGTACCGGAGGCCCCGGAGAAGCCAATCGCCTGTGTGGGCGACGTGTGGCTTTTGGGGGGCCATCGGCTGGTTTGCGGCGATTGCACCGACCCGCTGATTGTCGACAAGGCGCTAAATGGCGTGAAGCCGCATTTGATGGTCACCGATCCGCCCTATGGTGTGGAATACGATCCTAGTTGGCGAGTCGAGGCTCCGACCCTTACAAGCAACCGCAGCGGCGGGACCGCAGAGGGCAAAGTGAGCAACGACGACCGCGCGGACTGGCGCGAGGCGTGGGCTCTCTTTCCCGGCGAAGTGGCCTACGTGTGGCACAGCCCGCTTCATGCGGCGACGGTCCAAGAATCTCTAGCTGTCTGCGATTTTGGTTTGCGTGCTCAGATCATTTGGGCAAAGCAGAATCATCCGATGGGGCGCGGGCACTATCATTGGAGGCACGAACCCTGCTGGTACGCCGTCCGCAAAAGCGCAACGGGCCACTGGCAGGGCGGCCGCAAGCAGAACACGCTCTGGGAAATCTCACACGCCAAGTCTGACACGGGCCACAGCACGCAAAAGCCCGTCGAGTGCATGAAGCGCCCGATAGAGAACAACAGCAGCCCCGGACAGGCCATATACGAGCCCTTCAGCGGCTCCGGCACCACGATCATCGCCTGCGAGATGACGGGCCGCACATGCCACGCCATCGAACTCAACCCTGCCTACATCGACGTTGCCGTAAAGCGCTGGGAAGACTTCACCGGCCAAAAGGCAACCCGCGAGCAACTCAAGGAGGCCGCATGAAGCGCGGGCGCCAAGGCGAGGGCGGGGGCAGGCCACGGTTCGTCATTGACTACGAGGCCGTAGAGAAGCTCGCCATGCTGCAATGCACGCACGAGGAGATCGCATCTTTCCTCGGATGCAGCAGCGATATTCTCGCCGCCGACTCGAAGTTTCTCGGAGTCCATAAAGAGGGAATGGACAAAGGCAAGATGAGCCTGCGCCGCCATCAGTGGCGTGCCCTGGAGGCCGGCAACAGCACGATGCTGGTCTGGCTGGGCAAACAATACCTCAAGCAGCGCGACAAGTTCGACCACGAGGTCGGCGGTCCCGGCGGCGGCCCAATGGTGATGTCATGGCTTCCGCCCAGCGCATAGTGATTCCCTACGCGCCCCGCCGCGCATTCATGGGCTACCATGAAAGCTTGAAGCGCTGGCGCGTCATCGTTGCCCATCGCCGGGCAGGCAAGACCGTGGCGACGATCAACCAGCTCGTCCGGTCGGCGTTGACATGCGACAGGCCCGACCCCCGCACCGCCTATATCGCGCCGCTCTACAAGCAAGCCAAGGACGTGGCGTGGTCCTACCTCAAGCGGTTCAGCGCGGTTATTCCGGGCGTCGAGGCCAACGAATCGGAGTTGCGTGTGGATCTGCCCAATGGCGGCAGGGTCCGCCTGTACGGCGCAGACAACCCGGACGGCATGCGCGGCATCTACCTGGACGATTGCGTGCTGGACGAGTTCGCTGACATGCGGCCCCGCGTGCTGCCCGAGATCATCCGCCCGGCCCTGTCCGACCGCAGAGGCTCGCTCACGCTGATCGGCACGCCGCGCGGCCATAACGATTTCCACAAGGCATGGAAGCAGGCCCAGGACGACGACGAATGGTACGGCGTGATGCTCCGTGCCTCAGAGACCGGTCTTGTCGCTAAAGACGAGCTGGACAGCGCCCGCAAACTGATGAGCCCCGAGCAGTACGAACAGGAGTTCGAGTGTTCGTTCGAAGCCGCCATAACCGGGGCCTATTGGGGCAAGGAGATGGCCGCCGCCGAGCGGGAAGGGCGCATCTGTGACGTGCCGTATGACCCGTCCGCGCCCGTCTTTACGGCGTGGGACATCGGCATCCGCGACGCGACCTCGATCTGGTTCTTCCAGCCCCTGTTCGGCGGCGTCAACGTCATCGACTACTACGAACAGACCGGCGTTGGCGTCGATCATTACGCCGAGGTGCTGAAGCGCAGGCCCTACAACTATGGCTGGGCCTATATC